CCGCTTTTCGTTTCACTTGTCGCTTACGAATGTTTATTTACTTCGTTATAAAAGGTTAAAACAAAGTAAGAAATATAATGTTTTTGGCTCTCCGCTTTTCGTTTCACTTATCACTTACGACCTTTTTTAAAGGTAGAATATAATGTTTTGGCTCTACCTTTTTTAAAGGTAGAATATATATGGGAGTATTCTCTGGATTTCAAAAGACAGGATTTAATACTACGGGAAATAATAACACCGAGAATAGAAATGGTTTTGCTGTTGCTTTAGGAAGAACAAGATCCACGCCTGCTTCTACAGGGCGTATATTTAATTATTGCAATAGAAATAGTCCAAGTTTAGGTGTTTCATTTGCATGTACATTTAATAGATATGGTGTAAATGCACCAAATGCACCAAATATATGTGATCAATTACCATCAGACACCCCTTACCAACAGTGTAGTCCATGGCCACAATTTGGAGGTTTACAAAATTCAAATAATCGTTATTTTCCTATAATAGCTAGTCAAACTGGAAATATTTTATGGCAAGTTACATCTGGCAATTTATTGCTTATTACTACTTCTCCAATTATTGATAAAAATGGATTAATTTATATTGTTTTTGTGCAGACTGACAGTATTGAATTTGAAAGACCTATTTATTCATTTATAACGGCATTTAATCCGAATGGGACAACAAAGTGGACATTTAAATTTGATAATGGAGATATAAATTATACATCCTCTCCAGCAATTGGTCCAGATGGAACTATTTATATTCTAACTAACAATAACAATAACAATAATTTTATTCCATCATTATATGCTTTAACTTCATCTGGATCCCAAAAATGGAAAACTACAATAAATAATAATGGTATATTATCCACTTCATCCTTACAAATTTTTAATAATAATATATTTATTGGTAGTTATGATGTAAATACAATTACTCCTTATATATATGCATATGATTTTAATGGAAATTTAACTCCAGGATATCCATATGAATTAGAAAAACCAGGTTCTGCAGAAGTTTCTATAATTGATGGTCCGGCTATTTCTAAATCGGGCATATTATATGTTTGTGCACTTGATAATATTGAAAGAGCAATATCATATGCATTTAATACAATTACACAAACAACATTATGGGATTACCGTGTTTCAAATGCTATCCCAACTTCTCGCCCAGCTTTAAGCAATGATGAAAGTGTGGTTTATTTTACACTAAACCATAATTATTCTAATGTGCCAGCTAATTTATGTGCAATTAATTCTTTAAATGGAAATGTTATTTGGACTTATTCAACCTCGAATTATCAAGGTATTACTGAACAATTTCCAAATGATTCTTTGGCTATAGCTAATGATGGAACAATTTATATTATAGTAAATGGTCAGGACGATAATATTAATAGTAATAGCTATGGAAAATTAATTGCTGTAGATCCAAATGGTAATGAAAAATGGAGATACGTATTTGGAAAATTAGCTGATAATAGCACGAGTTCATTGGTTGATTGTAGCCCAGTTATTGGAGGAGATGGTACAATCTATATAGGTATTACTATATATAATAATGCAAATGTTTCAGCTGCTACTAAGAGTAATTTAACCATGTTTGCCATCACTCCACAAGGTAAATTAAAATGGCAAAAAATAACAACTTCAATTAACACAAATAATGATGTTCCTAGTATTTTATATTCAAACTCTCCATCAATTAGTTTGGATGGAACAATTTATATTGGAGCACAATATACTAACACAAGTACATCACAACAAAATAGTATTTTATATGCAATTAATTAATAATAAATAAAAATAAAAAATAAAAATTTAAATTTGTCTTATTTTTCTTTTCGGTCGGTGTAATATAGAATGAATACAAATTTTTTTGTTGAATTTTTTTGCACAATGTTGTTTGTTTTTGTTATTTTTACTACGTTTAATTGTTTAGCTATCGGTATTACTCTAATAATTATTTTATATTTCTTTCATAATGCTAATTTAAATCCCGCTATTTCTATAATATTAGTATTTTCAGATAAATTGAATAAATATGAACTAATTCCTTTTATAATTGCACAATTATCAGGAGGTCTAATTGGCTATCAATTGGCTTTAAGATATAAAAGTGTAGTAAATAATATAATAACTTTAGATAAAGTATTATATCAAGTAAAAATATAAATATTATTACACGAGAATAACACAATTAATTTTCTAAAAGTAGTATATAAAATGATGAACAAATATTTGGTAGAATTTTTAGGCACTTTGTTCCTAGTTTTTGTGATTTTTGCAACAGGTAACTATTTAGCTATTGGTGCTGCATTGGCTGTTGGTGTTTTGTTAGGTGGTGCCATTAGTGGTGGTGCGTTCAATCCGGCTGTTGCCATTGCTTTAATGTACGCCGGTAAATTGCCTCGTTCGGACTTGGTTCCTTATATTGTTGCTCAAATTGCAGGAGCTTTAGCAGGTTTTGAGTTATTTAAGTTGGCTATGAGTCGTTAATCAGAAAACTATCTCAGAAAACTACGTTTTCCGAACCTTTCCTTGTTAAAAAATATTTTTCCGAACATTTCCTTATCAGAAAACTACGTTTAAAACCTTTCCTTATTAAAAAATATTTTTCCGAACCTTTCCTATATAATTTATGATATTATGTACTAACATCTATTTTTTTCTATTTATATATAAATGGTAAATAGAACAAAATCACGTAGACATAGAAGAAGACACCAACGCGGTGGTGCATGGTATGATCCTACATCTTGGTTTGGTGGCGATGAACAAGTTGTTGAACCAGTATCTTCGACTGGGTCAGGATCAGGATTTACTGATTTTTTCACTAATCTAGGTACAAAAGCGAAGGAGGGATTGCAGTCAGCGAATGCAAAAATTGGTGAATTGGGAACAAGTGCAGTAGATAGTGTAAAAAATGCTTCATCATCCGCGCTACAAAGCGTAGAAAATGGTGTAGCCGAAGCAAAGGCATCTGTTTCTGCTCCTCCAGCGCAACCAATGCAACCTGATCAAATGCAGCAAGTTTCTGTTGGTGGTCACAGACGCCGTCATCATTCATTAAAGGGAGGAAAAGGTCTTGGACTAACATATTATGCTACCCCTGTTAGCGGTTTAGCTGTTGCAGAACCGAAAACTTGGATTACTGGTGGAACCAGGCGTAAACATAGACGTACAAAACGTGGGCGTTCCAGGAAACAACGCAAAACTCGTCGTCACATAAAACACTAATTTGTGAATAATTTTATGACCATATATGGTAACAAAATTATTTGTATTTTGAAAAAATATTGATAGCATAAAATTTGGGTATTCTATGCCGAAGGGATTAACCCATTCTATGCCGAAGGGATTAACCCATTCTTAGCCATGACTTTGTACAAAACATATACGCCCAAAACACCTAAAGAAGCAAAATATAGTTTAGCAAAAGGATCGTCTGGTATTTTGTAGCAGGTATAACATTGAGTATTCAATCCAGTGTCTTTTATGTTAGTAAATGTTTCTCTGCAACTAGTGGGAGGATCAGTAAAACGATTGGTTTTATCAGGGAAAATACAAGGATCCATATTCTTAAGATCTACTAGCGTGACAAAATGTGTCTGTGTGGACTTGTTATTATAAATATCAATGGTCTCCATTGTCACCTCTTGACAATCCGGTTTGGAGCCAGACAAGAAGGCTTGAAACATGGTCATAGGATTAAACGCATTCAAATTACTAATTGTTCCAGGTATCAACCCTTTAAATTCACTAAAATTCACACCTAGACCAGATGATATTAGCGGGATATTGCCAGCAGGCACATTATCAATATAGACATAGCGATCTACGTCCTGACCACTGGCTACATCTTTGCATTTTCCACCAGTCTGTAGAAAAAACTTGTTACCTAAAGGCTGTCCAGTTGCAGAGGCTCTACTATTTCCAGTAACTAGTACCTCCACATAATTGACTAATCCATCAATATCTGTGCCTAGTTGCTTTAAACTACCTTCACCTGACATGCCCAACTCTGATGGAGTTTTTATATATTTGTAATAAGGGTAATCAGGTCCTAGATATTTTTCTTCGGCCGCCTTGGCATTATGCAATACTTCTTCAAATAGGTTAGCCATTCTTTATTTATATTATATTACAATATTTATTTAATTATGTAATTATTGTAATATTATTGTTGCTGCTCTTCTTCTACATCAGCAGCGGTTGCAGGTTCTGTACCAGTTATATCAGGTGTCTCCGTTCCAGCTAATTGTTGACCAAAGTCCGCTTGTTGTTGCACTAAAGCATCTATCTGTGATTGCATAGAATTTATATCTTCCTGCATTTTATTTACTTTTGCATTTACTCCATCTAGACCGTCTATACGTCCTTTCAATACCTCTATATTTCCCGCATTTTGTTGAGCTAATATTAGAGCATTATTAGGACTATTTGTATTATATGGTTGGTATTCAGTTGTACTAGTGGTTGTCGTTGTTCCATCTTCATTTTCTAAACCTTCGATAATAGACGAACTATTAGTAGAAAGTATTTGATAGCCAATTAGTAATATAAATAAAACAATCAAAATATAGATCAAATACATTATTATAATATATATTACTTTTATTTTCTTTTTATATTTATATAATGTCGACCGCTTTTTATCCAACAAATATGAGACAACAGGCCTCTTCGGGCTACAGTAATAAAAGTACACTAGAAAATATACCATATGTTCCTTGGAAGGGTACAGGCATTTTTAAAAACCCAGTTGGTGTTACAGCCACTCATATTCGTCCCTTAACTAACAATGATCCCGGTAATATGTTCCCAACTGGATTTGGCTTGCCTAGACCTATTAAGCATTATCGTAAAGGAACAGTGATACCTATTAATTTTGCCGCATTAAATATTAATGCAAATATAAATGCTAATGCTAATGTTTTTTCTCAGAATTTGGCTTCTAATACTTTAACCGCAAATGCAGGAGGAATACCTATTCCTGAAAATTCTACTCAAGCTGTAGAACAAAGTTTAATTGAATACAATGTAAACAGAGCAGTAAAATCATCTATAAGTTCATCATTAGGAGGCGGAAATGGTGGTACTGGAATGATTTCTCAAATGATGGAAATGCCTGGATCTTTCATCGTTAAAGACAATGGCGGCAATTCATTAGTTGAGGGTTTAGGTCAAAGTGTAGAAACAGATGTAAATGGAAATGCTATTCAGGCAGAATGTAAGGATTGTAATGGTGTTGGTATTGTATCAAGTTGGTATCCTATTAATAATCTAACTGAAAAGCCAGAAGCAACTGTGACCAATCCTTTATTATGCTGCAACCAACAGAGAAAAGCATATCAAAGATCGTTACCAACTAACACAAATGTTCCTAAAAACTACTACCAAACCACCTATATGTACTTGTACAATCGCTGTCAAACATTTAAACAAAGACAATTTAATTTCTTAACTGGCACAGTTGATAATAATTTGCTAAAATTATTTTTAGCTTATCCATTTGTTACTGCTAAAGTACTTGCATATACTCAACCAGGCGATCCTTTGTCTATTTTGAATTATTATGTCGCTCAATGTAATCCGAATTTCATAACACAACAAACTGTTGAAGTCGGATTTGTCAATTCTTTATCACAATCTTTATTGCAATCAGGATATATTTCTCATGAACAGATACTAACACTTACAGGCCAATCTACACCGCTTAGTGTACAAAACTTTGTTACTAGCTTACAAAAAATTCTAACAAAGGATCAATATCAACAAGTTATTGATTATATGTACCAATTGGCTGCAAATCCTTATAATGGTTCTGTTATTACAGGTCCATCCAATCCCAAAGGTTGTTCCCAAGTCATTTACAAACCGAATAATCCTCAATTTGCAAAGCAAGGAGGTGTGGCTAGTAGTACACGTATATTGAAATTAAATGTGGATACGATTAACAATACAGCAGCCCTCAGTCTCAAATATAAGCGAGGAAGTAATCTAAACACGGCTGCATCCACTATTTATGCCAATCCAGTGAATACGCCATTTATATTAAAAGATAAAGTACCACCTTGTCAAGCACAAACCTATATAGGCAATCCATTCTTCTTTCAAGGACAGCACCAAAATAAACTTATATGTAAACAGACCACTAATGGACAAGAATATCATACATATAATTCGGTCAATAATGGGTCGGCTGGAAATTACATTGGAGCAACTCAACAGGGAGGTGCAGGTTATTCCAGTCAAGGACAAATACCATCAACCTATTTTGATAATCTGTATTATGCTAGCTTGAAACAAATAGCTTTAAATAGCCCAACTGTTTTGGGTCAATAAATAAATCTTTTACTTAGCTTCTTCCTCTATTTCCTTCTTTTTTGTTGTTAAAAATATATTAATTTTATCAATAAATTTATTATGTGGTAATTGATTTTTCTCACACCATTGAATGCATTTTTGTATATGATTACGCTTTAATGTTTCTATTTTATCATCTCGGTTTTTATTTTTAAAAATATTGATTATTTGATCATATGCTTCTAATTGTTGTTGACCAATTACGGAATTAGATTCCTCCAATTTATTCAAAAAATAATAAGGAATATCATTATTTATGATTGAATGAACACATTTTTTTGTTAGTTTATTCAAAAGTTGGTTCTCAATTTGATGGACAAGAGAAGTATGTTCAATTACATGTGGGTTAAATGATTTACATATAATATATCTTTCACCTTTTGTAATATTACTAATAATTGGTTTTATCAAATAAACCTTGTCATAAATTGCAGACAATACAAATAAAATATCTACGATCGGTTTGTAAAAAATACTATCTATTTTGATAATACATGTACCCTGACTGGATTGATATTTTGTTACAATAGAGAATAAGAGTAGCATATT